TACGGAGAGATACCTAGTCGCTGTGTTCGACGAGTATCTCAAGGTCTACGATATCGACGGCACTCAGAAGGTGGTCAATGCGCCCAACGGCTGGGGGTATCTGAACACCTCGATGCCGGGGACCAGCATTCGCGCGACGACTGTTGCCGATTACACATTCATTGTAAACCGAGAAATCACTGTCGCCAAGGCCTCGACTAAGTCGCCGGCGCAGAGCGGGAAGGGTATCGTCTTCGTCAAAGGCGCGTATTCAGGATGTAAGTACGAAGTCTACATCAACGGCACGCTAGCGGCGTCTTATAATGTCGGACTTTCCGACGCGCCGAAGTCCGATGTTATTGCGCAGAGCCTCTATAACCAGCTTGTGGCCGCTCTTCCGTCCGGCTCGTGGTCCGTTGCTAAGCACGGCCCGATTATTGTCATTACCAGGCTCTCTGGATCGTCTTTTATTCTCAAGACAGAAGACAGCCGTTCCGGTGAAGCTTTGATTGCTATCATGGGAACGGTTCGGTCAGTAGCCGACCTCCCGGCGTTTGGGCCGAACGGGTATGTGGTTCGCGTTAACGGCGACGAGACAACGGACTTCGAGGACTATTACCTCAAATTCGTCCCACTGAACGCCGGCGAAGCTGTTGACAGAGGGAACTGGGAAGAGACCGTAAAGCCGGACGTTCATGTAGAACTCGACCCGGCGACCATGCCGCACATCTTGGTTCGCGAAGCCGACGGCACGTTTACATTCAAGCAGGCGGTGTGGGATAAGCGGATTGTAGGTGACGACGACACCGTCCCGTTCCCTTCGTTCGTCGGGCAGAAGATTAACGACGTGTTCTTCTATCGGAACCGCCTCGGCCTTCTTGCCGGAGAAACGGTATGTCTTTCTGAGGCCGGCGAGTTTTTCAATTTCTTCAAGACGTCGGCGCGCCAGCTCGTAGATACCGACCCGATTGATGTATCTGTCGGACACACAAAGGTGTCGATCCTCCAGCACGGCGTGCCGTGGAACAAGAGGCTACTGCTGTTCTCTGAGCAGACGCAGTTCATCATGGACGGCGGCGAGGCTCTTACTCCCGAGACCGCCGCGGTGGCGGTTGCTACGGAGTTTGAGGTCAGCAAGTTGGTCCGCCCAGTTAGCGCTGGGCCGAACATCTACATGGCCAGCGACGCCCGTCCGTATGCCCGCGTTCGGGAATACTACATCGCGCCAGAGAGCGGTATCGAGGATGCCGCTGAAGTAACAGCCCATGTGCCCCGGTACATTCCAGCCGGCGTGACGCGCATGTCGGCTTCCCCGTTCGGTGATATTCTAGTTCTACTCACGAATGGAGCGCCGAAATCTATCTACACCTACAATTATTACTGGCGCGGAACAGAGAAGCTTCAATCGGCTTGGTCGGTGTGGACATTCGACTGGGCCAATTACGTCCGAAGCGCTGATTTTATTGGGACCGATCTTTACGCCATCGTCGATCGTGACGACGGCGCGCACCTGATCAAGATAGAGACCGCATCCGGAACACAGGACGTCGGTCTGACTTACACAACTCATTTGGATATCCGCACCACAGAAGCCACTTGCACGCGGACCTACAACAGCACCACAGACGAGACCACAATCACGCTCCCCTATTCGATCGGCGCCTCGGAAATTGTAGTCGTATCAAGAGACAGCGAGCTGCCGGGCGAGACAGCGAGTGTCATGTCGGCTTCTGGGAATACCGTGGTAGTTAATGGCGACTGGTCTGCTCGCCAGTTCTTCGTCGGTGTTCCTTACACGATGCGTTTCGTGTTCAGCCGCATTATGCCTAGACACTCTGGTGACCAAGTAGCTCTGACTGGTAACCGCGTGCAACTGAGGAGCATGACGCTGCAGGTTGAACGCACAGGCTACCTCAAGTGTCGCGTAACAGTCGTAGGCAACCCCGGGGTCGTGTATACGTCCGAATTTGCTGGCCGCGTTCTTGGGGCTGAGACGGCGTTGATTGGTGCTGTCTCGTTGGTCACAGGCAGCGTGAAGTTCCCGCTGCTTGTTCGTAGCGATGGGGCCAAAATCGAACTCATTAACGACACGTTCCTCCCGTGCGCAATCGTGTCGTGCGACGTCGAAGCGTTCTACACAGCGAGAGCTAGGCGCCTATGAAAGAGTACTTGGTCTGCCGCAAGCTGACCTTCTCCGGTCTGGTCGCCGTCGTCGCGGACCTTCGCCCGGCGGACGTCAGAGAGGCGATGGGCTGGGGCGCTTACAAGTCCCCGGCTGAAGCGGTCGCGAAGAGCGCCGACTGGTCCTACGTGGCCTACGAGATCGCCGTTTGCAGAGCCGGCGACGGCACCGACACGATCGCCGTGTGGGGCGCGAACCTCGGTGGGTCGCTGTGGTTCGTCGCGCGGCCGTGCGTGTCGAGGTACGCGAAGACGATCCTCAAGAGCGCACGCCACTACTTGGTGGACGTGGCTCGTGAGATAGGTGAATGGGAACTACGTGCGGTCGCCGATCCGCGGAACACGCTGCACGCAAAGTGGCTCCGCGCCGTTGGGTTCAAAAAGGTCGCCGACGTTGTGACGCCCGGTGGCCTGGTCTACCACGAGATGGTGATAAATGTGCATCCTTGAAACGGCAGCGGTGGCGGGGGCCGCAGGAGCGGCTGGGGCAACTGGGGCCGCCGCCTCCTCGACCCTAGCGATCATCAGCACGGCCGTCTCGGCGCTGTCTGCCGGCCTTTCCTACATCGGTCAGCAGCAGGCAGCCAACGCGCAGGCCCGATACCAGCGCGAGCAGGCCAAGGCCGCCATCAAGAACGCCGCGGCCCAACACAACCAGACAACCACTCAGGCCATTCAAGCCCAAGATGCCGCTCAGGCCGAAGCCGACCGCGTCAGGCTGGAGACCGCCGCGCTCGCCGCCCGGGCGCGCGTGGCAGCCGGTGAAGCTGGCGTGTCCGGGCTCTCGGTGGACGCACTGGTCGCTGACATCGAGCGGGCCGGCGCCGAGCGAGCGGCCGCAATCCGCAATCAGCTGGGGCTTCAGCTGCTAGACCTTCAAGACCAGCGCCTAGCGATCAATGCCAGCGCACGGTCGGTGCTCAATAACGCTCGGCAGCCGATCACTCGGCCGAGCCTCGGCGTCACTGGTCTGCAGATCGCTGCGGGTGGTCTCGATGCCTACGACAGATACATGCGGGTTCGCCGATGATCATCAACAAGCAGCCGGGACCGCGAGTACAGGTCGGCCAGCGGGCGGTAGGCACGCCGGCACTCACCCCGACGGCCACCGTGCGAAACTACATGGAGGCCCCCACGCCGCCGGCGCGGGTGCCTCCCGCTCTCCTGCTCGCGTCGGCGCTGGCCGACATCGAGCCGACCCTCCAGCGCCACCTCGCGGTCCTCCACGAGGAGCGCGTGGCAGCTCAGCAGGCCGCCGCCGAGAAACGCCTCGCTGGGCTTACGTTCGAGGAGGCGCGTAAGCTGCGGGCTGAGGGTAAGCTGGCGCTGTCGGACGACCCTTGGCATCGGGCCGCCATCGAGCGCGCTTACGGCATCAAGCTCGGCCAGCATCGCCAAGAGGACCTGATCCGCCGGCTGAGCGGCGAGGCTACCGAGAGCGGTCCGCCGATCGACCCCGAGAATGACGACGTGGACCGCATTCTCGCGGATATCCAGCGGGCCGATCTCGAAGGCGCCGATGCGTTCGTGGCCGGCGGCTATCTGAGCCAGATGGCCGACACGGCGCGGCGGCTGCGGGCCAAGGCCGTCGAGATCAAGTCGGAGCGCGCAAAGGAGCGCTCTATCGACGCCGCTATCACGCAGTTCCGGGCCACGATCGAGGCCGGCTACAGCTCCGGCAAGTCCACCGACGAGATTTACGCCCAGATCCGCGCGCAATACGCGGACCTGACGAAGGTCCTCGGGCTGACGCCGCGTGAGATCGACGATGCGCTAGTCGCGGTGGCGGACGCCTACGCCAAGCAGGGTCGCAGCGATCTCGTTCACAAGCTGCTGTTCGACGATCGCGGCGGGGTCGGCGCGATCGGCACCAAGCGGGCCTATACAGCCCGCGCCCTGCGCATCATGGACGAAGCCGACGAAGCGCGCAGAAAGAACGAGCGCGCGCTATTCGTCGAAGCCATCGGGCAGTTCATCGCCGACGCTTCGCTGGGGAAGCTAGACGAGAAGCGCTTCATGGCGTGGAACGCGGCCCATCCCGGCGCCATCACGCCAGGGCACGTTTCGGAGCTTATCGCCCGCAACCGGCTCGCTGCGGAGAGCGCCCGCCTCGCCCAGCTCAAGCGCGAGCAGAAGGAGGCTCAGCGTGCGGCGGTCGAGCAATCGGAGCGTCAGCTCATCGCCGCCTTGGTCGATGCCGCCGAGCGTGGTGTGCTAGCCAGCGCCCGGCCGACGCAAGTCCTCAAACCGGACGGCGAGACCGGCGTCAAGGTGGACACCCTGACGCCAGAGCAGCTCCGCAACAGGTTCGTCGAGCTGTATCTTGGGCAGATCTCGCCGCTCATCGCCCAGCAGCGGAAAGAAACTCCGGAGCAGACAATACTCCGCGAGGTGGACATCTTCCGCAAGAACGGCCTCAAGCACCCCGTGATCGCCAGCACGCTAGCGGCCGGCTACGCGGCAGCCAACGCCGCGCTGGAGTTCGATCCGGGCAGCGCGCCGCCCGCGATCAAGGACGGCTATCAGCTCTACAAGCAGCTCCACGCCGAGGGGTCGGTCGGCTGGATCGAGAGCATGACCAACCGGGCGACGGTCGAATTCTACGAGGCCGTCCGCGTCTCCGAGAGGTACATGCGCCTCAACGAAGACCAAGCTCTCGCCAACGCCATCAAGATCACGCGCGATCCGCTGGCCTACAACAAGCTGACCATCGAGCGTCGGCTCGAAGACATGCAGCTGGCCGCGGAAGATGTCGTCAACTCGATGCGTGGATGGTTCGGCAAGGACGTGACGAACAAGCAGGACGTGGTCAGCGCGCTCATCGCGGTCGGCTCTCGCTACGTCGCTCTCGGGCTTGCACCCGGAGACGCGATCGAGGCCGCCAAGGAGCGCGTTAAGGAGACACACGGGATCATCAACGGGGTATTCGTGCCTATCGACGACCGTACCGCGCTGGCGGCGTTCGGCGGGCAGTTCACAGAGGTGGCCACAAAGTTCGTCAAGGCGAAGGCGGAACAGCTAGGCCTCGATCCCAGCGATATCAGCCTCCGGCCGATCGGCAATTCGTCGAACCTCTGGGCGCTCGTCCGAGACGGCATCTATCCCGTCTACGCCAACGACAAGGTCCAAGCCGTCACCCTCGACGAGATCATCGCGTGGCGCGACGCGGAGGCCGAGAAGGCGGCCAGAGAGCTGGCCGAAGAGGCCAACAGGCGTCGCATGAAGAAAGAGGCCGACAGGGCTGCCGAGGCCGAGGCGGCAACCAAGCGGCCAGCCGTGCAGATGCAGACCGCGCCCGTGTCCGACCAGACGCCCGAGACGTCCCTAACTCCGCCGGGCGAGGTCGAGCGTGTCCTGAACTACTCGGCCGAAGTTCTCAAGCAATACGAACTGCGCCAGAAGCAGAAGCAACAGGGTAATCCGTAATGGCAGACCCCCGCGAACCCCTCGGGATACGGCTCAACAACCCCGGCCTGCTGGAGAAGACGAACATCCCGTGGTATGGCAAGGTCGATGGGGAGCACCCGCGATTTGAGGCGTTCAGCAGCCCAGAAGCCGGCATCCGGGCGCTGGCCCGCAACATCATCACCAAGCAGCGCCGAGACGGGGTGAACACGATCACCGCCCTCATCTCGGCGCACGCTCCTGCGAACGAGAACCCTACCGACAACTACATCGCCTTCGTGCGGAAGGCCGTAGGGTCCGAGGAGTTCGACGCTAACGACCCCGAGCAGCTGAAGAAGATCGTCGGGGCGATCATCCAGTTCGAGAACGGCAAGAACCCATACGATCAAGCGATCGTCGAGGAGGCCGTCCGGGCTGCCTACATGGACAGCTCCGCCCTCCCTACGGTTGGCCTCGCGCCTCCCTCCGGGGCGGGCAAGCGCGCCCGTCCCGTCCAGCCGTTCACGGCAGAGGAGATGCGCGAGGCCGAGAAGTCGCTCCCTGACGCCCCGGCCGCCCTCGAAGCCCTCCGCGCGGCAATCACCACCGAGTGGATGCTGTCGTGGCTAGAGCGGCCGGGGCCGTTCAAGCCCGACCCCGAGTTCCGCATGACGCCGGAGCTTGTCAAGGAGCTGATCAAGGACCTCCCTAACGAGTACCACAACTACATCCGGGACGCGGTCTCGCTCGAACACGCGCAGGCTCTCCGAGCCGACGCGCTCCGCTACGTCGAGGCCGAGCGTAAGCTGGCAGCCCTCGGATGGGGCGGCGTTGCGCTGCGCCTCGGCGCGGCCCTCGTAGACCCAGCGGCGATTGCTGTTGGCGTCGCCACCGAGGGCGCCCTCGCGCCGTACATCTTGGCCAACAAGGTGGGCCGCCTCGGCTCGATCGTCCGCGGCGCTCTCATCTCCGGCGCCTCGAACACCGTGGTCGAGAGCCTCATTCAAGCCGGCCGCCCGGCTCCGAGCATGGCCGACTTGTCGTTCGCCGTGGTGGCCGGTCTCGGGATCGGCGGTATCGCCGGCGCCCTGCGGAAGCTCCCGAAGGACGTCCCCGTGAGCGGCGCGGTGCCGCCCAAGGCGCTACTCGAAGAGGCCGCCGAAGAGCCGACGCTGCGCGTCTCGGAGACGCAAGTCCTGCCGGACACCGTCTCGCCAGAACTCGGGGACCCGGACACGCGGCTCGAAGCTACGCCCGACACGTTCGAAGCCTACCACGGAACGCCGTTCTCGTTCAAAGAGTTCGACCTCGACAAAGTGCTGTCTCGGACGACCGCGGCCCATTACGGCTACGGCGTCAACCTCAGCACGCACCGCCGGACCGCCGAACTCTACGCCAAGATCGACGAGCGCGATCGCCTTAGTCCGGACGCCACTCCGAACACGCTGCTAGTCGAGGTCCGCTCCAACGGAAAGCGGCTCGTCGACTACGGCATGCCCCTGACCGAGCAAGACGCGGAGGCGTTCAAGAGGGCCGCCGACGCGCTAGGTTTCGACGGCATCGACGACATCGTCGAGCGCTACCAGCGCTACGGCTTGGACCTCACTCCCGGCACGCTCTACAACGAGCTGGTCACGAAGCGCGTCGACTATCTGACGGCCCGCTCCGGCAGAGAGGACCTCATGCCGGAGTTTCGCAGAGACGATCTGATCGCCAAGGGTCAGACGCTCGATCCCGACAGCCCGGAATACGCGAAGATCAACGAAGCGCTGTTCGGGCGCGACGCGGCGTTCAAGGCGCAAGCCGGCAAGGACGTCTCCAAGGCGCTATACGAGGCTGGCATCCTCGGGTTCCGCCACCGGCCGGACGAGTTCGACAACGCTCCGGCGGGTGCAGCCAACCTCGTGATCTTCTCGCCAGAGGCGGTCCGCATCAAGAAGCGGCAGGTCGGCGGAACGGTTTTCGACGAGCTGGCCGCGGAGGCCGAGAGCGATCTGGTCGGCAAGCCAGGAGCCGAGTTCGAGGCGCGCTCGGAGATGGTCGAGAGCGCTGGGGAGGAGGCCGGCAAGGCCGCTGGCCGCCGCGATAGCGACGAAGTCGGCGACATCCTCGACGAGTACGACGAGACCGACGAACTCTCGCCGGAAGACGAGGCGCGGCTGCGCAGAGAGCCGGCGCGCCCAGAGGACGGGGACTGGGCCGACGAGGTCGAGGAGGCCGACGAAGCCGAAGACGAGACCGCGCAGGCCGGAGAAGAGGGCGGACCGCTGGACAAGCTGCAGTTCGGCCCGCCGCCTCCGCGGATGCGCAAGCCTCCAATCAAGGCCGACCCGAACGCGCCCATGACGGCGTTCGGCCGGTTCCGCTTCGACGCCGTCGGGCAGCTCAAGGCCAGCCGCAACCCGCTGGCTCGGCAGCTCGGGGCGCTCCTCGGTGAGGACGCGGTCGGCAACGCGGACCGCTCGCGCGTCAACCGCCTCGGCACCGCCACGGAGGAGCAGACGCTCATCCAGCGCATGGCGGAGGTCGCGTTCTATCGCGGCGTCGAGCCGGAGTTCAGGAGCTGGGCCGAGAGCATGGGCTACCGGTGGTGGGAACGGGGGCGCCACCGCAGCGAGTTCATGGAGCAAGTCACGGAGGCGATCTTGGAGCCGCGAGCCGCACGCTCGCCGCACGTCGCCGCCGCGGCTGACGCGATCAGGCCGATCTATCAGGAGTACCTCGAACTCCTCCGCAACCCCGGCCTGCTCGACGGCACAACCCGGCCGGCTGTCGCAGGGGCCGACAAGATCGCCGACAATAGTCGCTACTCGCCGCGCCTCTACAACCAAGCCCGCCTTGAGGAGGCCGTCCGCACGCACGGTCTCGCCACGGTCGAGCGGCTGTTCGCCGTGGCTATCCGCAACGCCCAGCCGAACATCGAACTGAATGTCCTGAAGCGGATCGCGAGGTCCATGGTCCGCACAATCCGTGACGCGGCCTTCGGGATCGACACCGGCAAGATGCTCGTGCTCGGGTCGGACACGGCCGACGAGGTGGCCGATCTGCTCGTCAAGTACGGCGGCCTCGACCCTAGGGACGCCGAGACGCTCGTGAAGAACCTCACGGCCCCACCAAAGGAGCCGTCGCCGTCTCCGCGTCTGCGCCGCAAGGCCGTCCTCGACGAGAACGCGGTGGTCAGCACCCCGACCGGCGGGGAGTTGCGCTTCAAGGACATCCTCGTTCGCGACGCCGAAACGCTGTTCCACCACTACAACCGGTGGGCGTCCGGCGCTGTCGCGTTCGCCCGCGCCGGGTTCCCTTCGCTGTCTTCGTTCGAGAAGGCGCTCAAGCAAGTCCGCCTCGAAGCGCAGGCTGGTATTCACAAGTACACAGCCGCTGATCTGGCGAGAGACATCGCTAACCTAGAGTACCTCGCAACGTCCGTTACTGGGCGCCCAATCGGCGAATACGGGCAGCAGCTGTTCAGGGCGCGTAACAGCAGGTGGGGCCAGTATCTGCGCCGGCTCCGGGATTACAACTTCATCCGCCTCGCCGGCCAGTTCGGGTTCGCGCAGATGCAGGAGAGCGCAAACATTCTGGCCGTCACCGGGCTGCGCGCAACGTTGCGCGGCGTGCCGGCATTCAGGGACCTCTTCAGGTCTGCGCGCCGCGGGCAGTTCTCTGTACCACTCCTTCGCGAAATCGAGGAGATCTTCGGTCTAGGCGCCGACGACATGCGGCCGCTCCCGTTCTCGCGCGTCGAGGAGATCGGAACTCCCGTCAACCCGAGCGAGGGCGCGCTGGCGGCCAAGGTCGATCTTCTCCTCGAAGCCGGCAAGCGCACGATCGGCTACCTGAGCCTCATGACGCCGGTCAACCGAGCACTGCACCGCTGGGCCTACGGCGCGGTCATCCACCGGATCGCTGACATGGCGACTGGCGGCAAGCGGTGGTCCGAGGCACGTTTGGCGTCTTACGGCCTAGACGATGCGACGCTCAAGGCGATCGGTGAACAGATCGAGAAGCACTCGGAGTTCACCAAGGGCAAGCTGACTGGCGTCAAGGTCCGTAAGCTGAACCTCATGCAGTGGGATGACCTGCAGGCGCGGCACGCGCTCATGATGGCCGCGTTCCGGATTGCCCGCCGCGTCGTGCAGGAGAACGACCCTGGCAACCTCCACCGGTGGTTCTCGCACCCGCTCGGTCAGATGATCATCCAGTTCAGGACGTTCATGCTGGCCGCGCACGCCAAGCAGTTCCTATCCAATCTCCACGCCAGGGATATCAACGCGGCTGCGGCTTTCTTCGTCGGCATGGTCGCCGGTGGTCTCGTCTACTACGGTCAGACCCACCTGCAGGCCACCGGCCGGCGGGATCGCGCCAAGTTCCTGCGTGAGCGGCTCAGCGCCAAGGCGATCGCCCTTGCCGCATTCCAACGGGCCGGCTGGGCGGCCCTGATGCCGATGGCGATCGACACCGTATGGATGGGCGACGATCCGCTGTTCGCCTACCGGACGACGCAACTCTCGACAGGCATTCTGGGCAACCCGACCTACGACATGATCGACCGGCTGGCCGGCATCAAGGGTGTGATCCGTCCGACGATCAATACGACATATCGCCAAGCGCAGGAGAACTGGAGACTGCTGGCTGGGCTGCTCCCCGCGCAGAACGCGCTCATCATCCAGAACGTTATTAACAGACTTCTTGGTGATTTGCCGAAGAAGTCTCGGAGGCAATAATGCCGAAATCGTATGTGCAATATGTGGGGAACGGCACTACAACCGATTTCACGATCCACTTCCCCTACATTTCGCACGAGCACGTGAAGGTCAAAGTCGATGGCGTAGAGACCGGCTCGTTCGCGTGGATCAACGAGAACACCATAAGGCTGACAACGCCGCCGGCCGCCGGTAAAGTTGTCGAGATCCGCCGGATTACGCCGACAACGCCGCTCACTGTGTTCAACAACAACAGCATTCTTCGCGCCGATGATCTGAACCGGATCGTAAAGCAGGCGACATATCTGGCGGAAGAGAGTGAAGACAGAGCTCTTGCGGCGCTCCCACTGGTGTCAACGGGCATTTATGACGCAGGGAACCGCAGGATCGGAAGCTTGGCAGCGCCAGTGAGCGCCGCTGACGCCGCCAACAAGGCCTATGTCGACGCCGCCATCGCTTCTGTGAGTGGCGGCGCTCCTCCGGTAATCGGTGTGGAGCAAAGTCCGCGCTACGAGACTGTGGTAGTCGGCTCGGGAGAGGCAATCCCGGTAACGGCGCTGGCGGAGCAGCTAGAGCTTGTCGACGGCAAGGTTAGAGAGGTCTACAGGACGGTCACCGTACAAGGGGCCGGGAATGTCTCAGTAACGCTGCCAGACGGCTCAGGTCTCCCAGGCTTGGGCGGCGGCACGTTCGTAATCAAGAACGCTTCGACTGGCAGTCTGACAATCAACGCACCAAGCGGCAGCACCGTAAACGGCGGATCATCGGTTGTGATCCCGTGGCCGAACGGCACCGCTGTGCTAGTCGCCGACGCCGTGTCCGGGACTTCCGTTACGTGGTCAGCGACCGGCGACCTCGATACGGGCTTGTCCCTACCAAAGACAGACATCATCGGAGACCTCACTGTCTCCGGTAACACGCAATTGCAGGGCACCGTTCAGGGCGGGCGGCGGCTTGTCAGACCCAAGATTACAGCAAATACGGTGCTGAGCGCCACCGATGACGTCGGGACCATTCGGCACGTTGAAGGCACCAATATCACGGTAACTGTGCCCGCAGCCTTTCTTGGAACTGTGGATCTAATCTTTGATACCGAGGGCACAATCGCGTTTGCCGGCGGACCCAGTTACGCCATCTCTGCCGGTAAACGTGCGGTGGTAGACGTACACACAGACGGAACAACCACATACCGTTACGTGTATGATCCCGCTCCGAGGACATCATAATGACGTCTAGGCTTCCTCCCAATTACTGGCTTCGAGCGCGCACGCTTCGTCACACTATGAACCGGCACAACCTGACGACCCCCGCGCAATTAGTCAGGGAGCGCCTCCCAGTCAACTCTGTGACGGACTTCGTGAACTGGGCGCCGTTTGGTGTGACGAACCTGCGAGAGGACGCTGCGGTAGGAGACGGCTCGGGGACAAACAGGGGCGCGTCTGGTGGTGTCGAGGCGTCCGCGCGGTTCCGCTTCGACGCCCCGTCTTCTGGCGTCTCGGGCACACAGGCGTTCAGAGTTCGTGTTTCGTGCTCGGTAAGTGGCGGCGCAGTCGGAGCTAAGCTTTACGAAAGCGGAGTTCTAAAGCGCGACCTCGGGACCAGAAGTCTGTCCGGCACTTCACCACAAACGCTGTCGTGGGCGTGGCAGGCGTCAGACGTTTCCAACCCGACCAATGCAGAACTAGTTCTAACACTATTCTGCAACCTCTCGTCGGGATATTACACAATCGACGCCATCGACTGGCACACTAACACCGACGTTCCTGCCGGTGGCAGTGGTGGTGGTGGGAGCGGCAGCAGCGGCGGAGGGTCGTACAACTGGCCTTCCGGTTGGGGGCCGCCTCCTCCGCTCGGCTCGCACCACGGCATCGGTCAGGCGTTCAACTTCGCCTACAACGGTCAGGGTCAGCTCGTCTGGCAGCCGTTACGCGACTACAACGATTGGCTCGGGCGGCCGGCGAACATCGTCAAGGTTTGGTGCGCCCTTAACAATACGGCGGCCGGAAACTGGGACGGTGTCGCCGGCGGCGCCGGAACGTCGTACACGACGTGGGGCGGCCAGCTCAACGAGCTGAACCCGAACCGCGCCTTCGACCCGACCTACTGGCCGGTCACCGCCCCCATCGTCTTCGCGCTGACGGCTGTGCCGTACAGTCACCAGAACTACCAGCCGGGCGGGACGGGGGCTTGGACGCGCCCCGGCATCTGGCAGGAGATCGCCTCCGGCACGTACGACGTCTACTACCAGCGGCTCTTCCGCCGGATCGCCACGAAGTGCGGGGCCACCGGACGCGACCCGGCCACCGTGGTTATTCGCTGGTGCTGGGAGGCCAACGGCAACTGGTACCCGCACAGTGTCGGTCCGGACAAGGCCAACTTCATCGCCGCCTGGCGCCGCTGCATGGACATCATGCGCAGCTCTGTCTCGGACGTGCTCGGCGCCGGCAAGAGCTTCATGATCGAGTTCGGCCCGTCAGGCCACCTTCGCTTCGGCAGCTGGTCTAGCGAGCGTCTGTGGAACATCTACCCGGGTGACGACTGGGTGGACATCTGCGGCCTCGGCATCCACGACCAGATCGGCATCGCTTCGGACGCCGACTTCGACCGCTATCTCCGCTATCCGGCCTCGATCGCCGGCACCACCTTCGAGGGCATCCTCGACTGGTTCGACTTCGCTGTGTCCCGAAACAAGTGGGTCGGCACCAGCGAGATCGAGAGCAACTACACGAACAGGACCTACTTCCCGAAGACGCAGAACATGAACGCCATGTGGACCAACGGCTTCGAGGCCAAGGTTCGCCAACGTTACGCAGGGAAGTTCCTCTACTTCATCTATCTCTGGAACGGCGACAGCGCGCTTAAGAGGGCAGACGGCTGGGGCGAACCCTATCGGCTGCTCTACAAGCCATAGAGGAGTGACACGTGGCTCTCACCAGAGTTCCCGCACTGATTACCAACCTGGCGGCCGCCAACCCAGCCACGCTGTCAGTCACGCTTCCGGCGGGCCGCCTGCTGTTGGCGATCGGATCGAACAAGGACAGCGCCGCACCGGTAGTCAGTTCTGTGTCCCACCCCGCTATCACAGCGGCGGCCCGGATCGGCACGCAGACGGCGGCGCTGGGCACCTCGAATAAGGAAGTGATCGACTTCTGGGACGTCACGTCGGTAGGCGGGTCAGGCACACTATCAATCACATTCACCACTGCCCCATACTTCGTCGGGCTGTGGGGCGGCCAGCTCACTGACGCTCAGGCCGCGCCTTCAGCTGACGTCCCAGCCACATACACTTCGCCGGTATCGTCGTGGACCATTGTCGGTAACGCCCCCACGGCCGATACCGGCATTGTGGCCGGCGTCGTTGCGCTGGGCACTTCCGGGGCAACACCGACAGTCAGCCCGTGGAACACATCTCTGGACGTGCTTACGATGAACACGTCGTGGCATCGGATGTTTGTCTCGATAGCCTCGGGCAGCGTCAGTGGTGTCACACAAACTGTTGGCGTCAGCGCCGGCCAAATGACGGTTGTCGCCGGGAGGCTGCTGTTGTTCTCGCCTCTTGCGCCGACAGCAGGACCAGAAGGCATCATGGTGCGCGGCCCACTATTCTAAAGTCTTGTCGACAATGTCCAACGAAGCACACACCGGCGGGTCGATCCTGGAGCGGCTCGCCCGTTTGGAAGCCAAGCTCGATATCCTGATCTCGTCTGTGGCGGCGCGGAATGCAGACCACGAGAACCGCATTCGCAATCTTGAGCGGCGCCAGTGGTTCGTCGCCGGCGCCGCCGCCGTTCTAACATGGATCGTGTCCTCCATGTCCTACATCAAGGCCTTCATCGTTGGGTCCATGAAGTGACGACCAGACGCAACAAACAACTCGAAGACATGCTGGAGCGGCTGCACACCGCCACCGTCGCGGCCCTTCTCGACCGGATCAACTCGGGCGAGGCCACCGCAAGCGACCTCAACGTCGCCCGCCAGCTCCTGAAAGATCACGGCATCACCGCACTGCCAGAGAAGCACACCGGCCTGCAGGAGCTGCTCTCGAAGGTGGACCTCGACGACCCCGACACGGTCGCCGCTCGGTTCGTGTGAGGCAGCCTCACGGGGCCGCAAAATTTTCTCGTAGAGAAGCGTTTCGAGGGCGGGACGTACCTACCTAGCGGCCCCGCCCTCGAACCTCTCTACGGGCAGATTTTCGGCCCTAGCGGGCATATCAGGAAACCGTCATGTACGACGTGCCGAAGGAGCTGCACGCCTTCCGGAACTTCCTCAGGATCATCTGGCAGCACCTCAACCTGCCCGATCCGACCCCGGTGCAGCTCGACATCGCGGACTACCTACAATACGGCCCGAGCCGCAAGGTCATCGAAGGGTTCCGCGGCGTTGGTAAGAGCTGGATCACCAGTGCCTACGTGTGCTGGTCGCTCCTGCTCGACCCTCAGAAGAACTTCTTGGTGGTCTCCGCCTCGAAGGCGCGGGCCGACGACTTCTCGACATTCACGCTGCGGCTGATCGCGGACGTGCCGATCCTCAAGCACCTCTATCCCGACGACAACCAGCGGTGCTCCAAGGTGGCGTTCGACGTCCGGCCGGCCGAGGCAGACCACGCGCCGTCGGTCAAGAGCGTCGGCATCTGGGGCCAGCTGACCGGCAGCCGCGCGGACGAGATCATTGCGGACGACGTTGAGGTCCCGAACACCTCGGCGACCCAGATGATGCGCGAGAAGCTCTCGGAGGCCGTCAAGGAGTTCGAGGCCATAATCAAGCCTGGCGGCAAGATCACGTTCTTGGGGACACCACAGACCGAGGAGAGCCTCTACAACCGGCTCCCAGAGCGCGGCTACGCTATCCGCGTGTGGCCCGCGCGGCTCCCTTCGAGGGCCGCCATGGCGCACTACGGTGACCGCCTCGCTCCGTTCGTCGTGAACCTGATCGAGAAGGGAGGACGCGAAGGGGCACCCACGGACCCCAAGAGGTTCTCCGAGACGGACCTCCTCGCGCGGGAGGCCTCGTTCGGGCGCTCGGGGTTCGCCCTGCAGTTCATGCTCGACACGCGGATGGCAGACGCGGACAGATATCCGCTCAAGCTCCGCGATCTCGTAGTCATGGACCTCAACCCCGACATGGCGCCGGCTCGGGTGATCTGGGCGTCGGGCGACCAGCAGGTCATTCAGGGCCTGCCCAACGTGGGCTTCTCGGGCGACCGGTTCCACGCCCCGATGGAGTTCGCTCGAAACCCCGACACGGGCGCGATCATCATGCGGCCCTACGAGGGCAAGGTGATGGCGATCGACCCCGCCGGCCGGGGACGGGACGAGTTGGCCTACGCGATCGTCGGACAACTCAACGGGCAGCTCTTCCTGCTCGATTGCGCGGGCTTCCGTGGGGTCGGCTACGACGATACCGTCCTGAGCGCTATCGCGGAGGCGGCCAAGCGGTACAAGGTCGACAAGGTCATCATCGAGCCTAACTACGGCGGTGGTATGTTCGCTCAGCTCCTGAAGCCCGTCCTCGCCCGCGTGTACCCGTGCACGATCGAGGACGCGGCGTGGTCGCGGGCGCAGAAGGAGCGACGCATCATCGACACCCTAGAGCCGGTGATGAACCAGCACAGGCTCATCGTAGACAAGAGCCTCGTGAAACGCGACTTCGAGAGCGTTCTGGAGTTGCCCCCAGAGGAGGCGGTCTCCTACAGGCTGTTCTACCAAATGACACGCATCACGAAGGACCGCGGCGCGTTGATCAGAGACGACCGCATCGACGCCCTCGCAATGGCTGTCGCACACTGGGAGGCCCTGATAGGGATCGAGATCGAGCGGAAGATGGCAGCCGACCGCGAAGCTGCTCTCGACGCCGAACTCCGCAAGTTCATGGACACCGTCTTCTCCGGAGCCGCTCGAAGCGACCGTTACAGGGAGACGACGTGGATGTCGTGGTGTCTCGACTAGGGGTCCTTATAGGGAGACCATCAGGGACCATCAGGGTCTATAAGGAGGTAGCGACCCAGAATAAGGTTGCGTAACAGCAGGGCAGCCCCCCCTACAGATATACTCATAGGGATCGTTACAGGTCATACTTATAGGGACCCTTATGGATAGCTCTAAGGGATCCCTTCATAATAGGTGTACATGGTAAGGTGCCTTGTATAGGGGTACCTCTTATAGTCTCACCTGCGGTCCCACCGAAGGATAGTCGGAAAGAGCCCCACCGATCACCGACAGTCGGGCAATAGGAATACCGAAAGGTGGCCTTCGGGGGTCGGTGGGCTCTCTCGACTGGATGAACACTGAGCGGGGTGACCGTGAAACACTGCCCGGTGTGGGGCCTCTTTGGGTGCCCCTAGGGGTCGGGACGTTTTGGCGCAAAAATGTGAGACCCCCTCGATGGCGATGTCACGGC